CTGGCGGCCAACACCTGTATAAGTAGACAGTATTGTTCCACAAAGATCCGTGATCGCCTACCCCTGTTTTTCTATTTCTGCTGCAGCTCGTCGCAACAAGCCCTCTAGCGCGGCCTTTACCGTTTGTCGGCGGACCTCGTCACGGTTCCCAGGGAAGTGTTCAAGCTCGGTGGTGACCTCATCGCCCACGCCCCAGGCCAGCCATACGGTGCCCACCGGTTTGTCCGGCGAACCGCCATCGGGGCCGGCCACACCGCTGACCGCTACGGCAAAACGCGCCAGGCTTTTCTCCTGGGCACCTCGCACCATCGCCTCCACCACTTCGCGACTGACAGCGCCGACTTTGGGGAACAGCGCTTCCGACACATTCAGCTGTCGGGTCTTCTGGCGATTGGAATAAGTGACGTAGCCCGCCTCGAACCAGGCCGAACTCCCGGGAATCCGCGTGATCGCCTCGGCGATACCGCCGCCGGTGCACGACTCGGCCGTTGTGACGTGGGCATTGAGAACCTGCAAGCGTCGACCAAGTTCAGCGGCGAGTTGAGTAATTTCCTTCACGGTCATCTCCTGGAGTGGACGGGCATTTGCCTACCCTACAGGAGCCCATGAGCCATGCAAGTTACAAGAGACTAACGCGCGACGGCCCGGACATACGCCTGGCAGGCGCGCAAGGCAATCATTGCGTTATCGCCGTCGTCGGTGATGCCGATAATTCGTTGAGCATGCGCCGGGTCAAGTCGGGCTCGCGGGGCGCCATGAACCACGCTGCCGGGGGTGGCGGTGGCTGGCATTGGGCAGCCGCTGGCTGAGTCGCTGGCGTCGAGAAGGACTGACAACCGCACATCAGCAGTGGCCAGACGATCCCGCAGGTGAGCCTGATCACGCTGTGCATCGGAAAGCTCCCGGGTGTGTTGTTGGTCGCTGGCGCTGAGTTGTTGCTCCAGTGCCAGCCGTTTGTCCTGTTCCAACCGTTGTTGACGCTGAGCCGACAGGCTTTGTTGGCTCAGCGCTTCGGCGTGCAGCACCTCCAGGCGCTCAAGTTGGATGCCATACCGCCAAGCCTGTACCTGCCAGGCAATACCCGCCGAGACCGCCGCCAACAGGAAAAAGCCAAGCAGGCGATATGACGTCAGGAAGCCCATAGAACCGCCTTCGCCCGAGCCCACAACTGCATACGGTTTTCCAAGCCATTGAGGCCGCCATTGATACGCCGGGTGATGGTGGTGAACTGGTCCTTGTCAGCCAGTTCGTTCAAGCCATTGCTCTGCCAGAACCACGCGGCGGATTCGCAGGCCCATTGCGGTTGCTCCAGCAACTCCGGTTGCTGCAACAAACGCTCATCGCCGAACAACGCCTGGCTGCATACCAGGTAGTTGCGCCGGCCGGTGATCTGGATCAGGCCACGGCCACGGTATTTCTGGCCATCGCCATCGGCTTCGGGGGTGTTGCCGAGGCGGGCGGCCAGGGTGCCGGTGTCGTATTTGCTCAGGTATTGATCACTGCCCAGTTCACGTACGTAGCGCAGTTCGCCGGATTCGTGGCCGATTTGGGCGAGGAAGGCGGCGATGCGTTTGGGGGTGGTGATTTGGTGAGCTGCGGTAGCCGCATTTAAAGAAGCTAAAAAAAGGCCCGCTCTAAGGCGGGCTCCAGGCATTACTTGGATAAGTTGGGGAAGGGTTATCTCCATTGATTTCTACTCTCTCACGCCGACACGTTTACTGAGTAACAGCATCCAACCAAGGCAATACAACGGGCCGTTTGGCAATCAAGGGGAAGCTCTCAGCCTGGGGCCAGTCACGCAATGCTTGAGTGTATTTGAGCAACTCTTTGAACTGCTCAGTGGAAAGCGTCGTTTTCAATCCCATGTCCAACTGATCACGATGACGATCACTTACCCAACTGATGCGCTGTATTTCTGAATCACGCCACATGCGCTCATTTGCCTGGGCTTCAGCATCGGAAATGACGGGATCGATGTACTCCTGGCACTGCTCACCCGAATCAATCAGTAAACGCACTGCACGATAAACGTCCGGAGTTTCTGCTTCAGTCACATGGTAGGGATAGCCATCCAAGGTGACTAAGTAGCTACCGTCCTTTTTAAGATAAATGTCCTCTATGTTGTACTGCTCAGGACGTTGTTCGTTATCCATTACTGAATCCTCCATGCAAAACCGACACAGTTTCCATTACCTACCGCAGTGCCACCAGCTGCCACTCCGGCGTTGCCACCAAGCGCAGCCCCGTTACCGTTGTAATTGGCACAGAAAAAGGCCCACGTTCCGCCTGCTGGAAGCACACCGCTCCCCCCTATCAAGATCCATTGCCCAGCTACAGGTTTGAGAAAGCTGGAAGCTGAGAGCGCATCGGTAATCCCGTAACCCGCCAGCGTAGTAGCCACGTTCGCTTTACGCGCGGGGTCAAAATTCCCGGAAGTCCAAGCTGTCTGTGATCCCCACATGAGTTCGCCTGCAGAGTTCATCGCCAAAGACCTGGCAATTATCCCCCCCCAGTGAAAGAGCACTCTGGGTGCATATTCAAATCCGCTTTGGGTATTAGTAACTTCTTGGGCTTCTCGAATTTCAATGGCGCCACCCAGCCCATTACTCCAATCCCCCGGTGTTTCTGCAGATAAACTAACCCGCTGACGGCTGGTGCGGCCCACTACAAGGCCATCGGTAATCCCATATCCCGCCAGCGTGGTTGCCTTATCCGCCTTGTTTGTCAGATCCAAATTGGAAGCAGTCCAAACTTTCTGCCCCCCCCATACCATCTCTCCGTTAGCATCCATCGCCAACGCTTTCGCCCAGCGGTCCTTCCAATGAAACATGATTTTCGGGGCGTACTCGAACGTCAGCTTTTTGCTTTCTACCTGTTGAGCCTCACGAATTTCCAGCGCACCACCAAGACCATTACCGGTATCAGTCAAATCACTGGCGGACAAGCTAGGCCGTTGGTCTGTTGTACGTCCAACCAGCAGTGCATCGGTAATCCCATACCCCGCCAACGTCGTCGGTTTATTCCTCAACCTCAACCAATCACTCAAAACGCTCAACGCCTGCGCCAGCTGATCGGTCTTCGTCTCATCCGGCGCAATCCCTGCCGCCGCCAGCACATTCAAAATCTCCTGCGTAACCCCATTTCCCCAAGCCGCCGGAATCAAACTCCCCGGCGTCCCAGTCACCGGGTTTTCATCCACAAACTTGCCATTCACCAGCCCAACGCTGGGCACACTCTTTGGATAATCCACGCTTCTACCCTCTAGTCATAATTGATGTGCACCTGCGTATGAGCAGGTGCGCTGCGATGAATCAGGCACTCCAGGGCGTTCCCCGGATTGACGCCAAACCGCTCTCCCCAATAACTCGCCCCAAACCGCCGCCCCAGGTGCTGGCGGCCGCCGGTGTTGAGCGTCCACATGAAGTGCGCCTGCCAGGTGCCAAAATGCGCAGCGCCGAACCGTGAGCGGCCCATGCGCGGGGTGCGGTGCTCTGTGACACTGGCGTCGGGATAACCCTGGCTGCGGGCGATTTCGATGTAGTACGCGGCGCGCTGGCTGCCCACCGCCAACAGGCGTCTACGCACCGCCAGGCGACGGTCGTCGTACAGCGGGCTCAAGCCCAGGCAGGGATCGGGCAGTTGCATCACCCTTTCCCACTCCGGCACCAATTCGCTGACGGTCGCGGGGTCCATTTCGTTTTGCAGGTCGCAGGCCCGGGCGTCGATGCGTGTGAGTTCTTCGGCGATGCCTTTGAGCACCGTCTCCAACTGCGGCACGGTTTCCAGATCCCAGGCCGGACCGCTGGGCAACAAGGCGGTCAGTTGTTCTTGATACTGGCCGGCAGTTCTTACTCCAGCCATGTGATACCTCCGAACACCAGCAACTGATTCGTCGCCGCTGTAACGTCCGCCAACGGGTTTGCGAGGGTGTGATCGGTCTCGCCGGTCGCCGTGCTGATGGCTTCGGCGATATGGGTCAGCAACAAGGTGTCGCCCAAGCCGGCCTCGCGGTTGTGCAGGTCACGCAGTTGGGCCTCGACAGCCGCGCGCACGGCGCTGGTGTCAGGGGTCAGGCGCAGTTGGTAAGCCACCGGTTTCATCACTGGCGCTAACACATACACATCAGCGGTGACGGGCCGCAGCGGCTCGATATGGGCTTGAACCTGCGCCAGCTGCGCGGCATTGGGGATCGGCTGCGGGTCGTCGTCACGCATCACGAACACCCCCACCGTCCCCGGCCCCAGGTAATTGCCGCGACACCATGCGCGGGTAATGCCGGGCACTTCGAGGGACCAGGTCTCGTAATCCTGTGCCGAACCGCCCTGGGGGATAACGCGATAGGAGCGAATCACCCGCGCCCGCAGCGACTCCAGGGTTTCTCGCGCCACGCCGCCGGTCAGCCCCGGCGCCAGCACGGTAAAGGTCGAACCAATACCTTGCAGCGGCTGTACCGCAATCAGGCTCAGCCCGGCGTCAGCGTTGCCCAGGGCGCCGGCATCTATCGCCTGCACCGTGGCGGTGTTGAGGCCGACATGGGTGGTGCCCGCAGCGGTGACTTTGAAGCTGCGACCATCGCTGGCTTGCAGCACCGTATCCACATCCAGCACCGCGCCCGCCGCTGCGGTAAAACTCACACTGCCACTGGCGGCCACCGCCGCCTTGCGCGCCTGGTTCAACCGCAGCGCGGCGATGCGCTCCAGGGTGGACTCATCCGCGGTATCCGGCAGGATCTGCTCAGCGATCCAATCGAGGTAACCGTACAGGCCGAACGCCGCACCACTGAGTGTGCGCGCCAGGACCTGGGCATCGGACTGGCGCAGCGAATCGCTGGCCAGGTCGCTTTGGGTGCGTTTGATCAGCACCGGCAGCGAAGGGGTTTCAAACGGCATAGATCACCTGCCAACTGTTATCAGGGTTGATGTCCAGGCGCTCGCCATCGGCCAGAGTCAGCTGCGTGCGCAGATTGAGCCGCTGGGCGTCGAGGCGTTCACTGAGGACTTCGATGGCGCTGCAATGCCCGTCGTCGATCAGCCATTGCAGGGCCTCGCGGGCATAGAATTCGGCGTCCAGTTGCGTCTGGCGGGTCAGCTTGACCCGGCGCAGCAACCACAGCCGTGAGCCGATA